TTTGTACCTTCCACTGTAACTTAACTCCTTACGTAAAAATTCAAGTGATCTATATAGGAATCCTGTGATATCAAGATTCGGGTCAGATGCCAGAGGTAAGTCTGGTGTCTGTGGGTGCGGTAACTGATAAAGTTGACCGAGTAATCCGATAAACGAATTTAATGATTGCTGTGTTTGTTGAACCATTCTGAAGGGATAACCGCTTAACATTGCGGCTCTCTCTTCATCAGTTTTGCCAGGGAATAGATACTTAAGTGCTTCAACAGAATCCACACCTAATTCTTGAAGGTTGCGTACGACGATGCTGTTATTTAGAATATCGTCTGTGCTTTCTTCAAAAACTTCACCCTCCCAGCGCCATGCAACTTTAGTGCTGCCATCTGGGATAAGTCCAACTACTCCTTGAGGAATATCTCCTGAATCAAGTGTAGCACGAATCTGTTCTTCCCTTAAATTGACGAATTTCTGATACTTCGCTAGGAACTTTTCATTATCTACTTCAAACCTTGCTTCATCACCTTCATAATCTTCCATTAATGGAGGAGTGGGTTCTTGTAAACCAGTAATTGATGCAAATGATTTATTAAATAACTCTTCTTCATGACGTATCATCATTGCGAATAACTTACACAAACCATAGTCAAATAACGCTCTTGCTTTCTTTTCTGCTGTTGCTGCAACACGACCATATAGAGTTTTAATCTCATAAGCAGTGGAAGCTGTACCAATATCGATATCATCAACACCGCCTAGTGCTAGACGAATTTCACTTCGATACTGCTTGACGTACATATTCTGATCACCTGAAACACTATCAGGAGTTAAGTAACTAACACGATCAGTAGGTTCAAGGTTTGCAATCACCCTTGGTACTTTAATTTGTCCATCTAAAGCAGAAGCACCACCGAACGGTTGAGTGGATTTAGAACTGCCTCTGCCTATGGCCGCAAATCCTGCTTGAGAGCTGATTGTAGGCTTAAACGATTGCTCTTCCCCAGCTTCAATAATGTCGTGCTTAGGGCGGCTAGAAACAAGCGTAGGATTGCCGAAGAACTTCATGTTCTTACGGATGTTATGTACTAACTCATCGTGGTACAGAATCTGATTCGATAACCACTCAAATTCTCCATTTCCACTTGCTTCGCCTGTACAATCCATATGATTGTAAACTTCAACTGCTGGAATGAATCCCAAACTATTTATAAGTACTTCTGTTGAACCAGGCATCGTCATTGGTGACTGACCCATTTCATTTTCAAAATCTATCTTTTCATTTGAAATAGTCTGCTCGATCCTGTCTTTATATACTTTTAGTCGAATGTATTTTGTCCTACCTCCACGACCATTTACTTGAGCGAACTGATCTATTGCATTAGGCTCACGTACATTGAAACTATATATCAGCACCACGCTTTCTAACTCACTGTTCTGATTCCGATAAGCACGATAACTATCTTTAGGGAAATAAAGGAGTTGGTACGTATCACCGTTTGGCCTGAAGTAAAATAAACCCTGTCCGTCACACAAGAAATAATCGATGATGCTATCTAGCTTCATCTCCAACATATTACTTTCACATATGTTTCTTATAAAATCCTTCCTTTTGCCGAAGGAATCCTGATCTGCATAGAACTCAATACCTCTACGTAACATGAACATCCGCATTTGCGCTAGATGTGATGAAATAATCATCGTATCTACTGAAAGATCACCCCTTCTTTCTTTAGCGGCAGTAAGTAATTGTGATAGCTGACTTTGTGACGTAGAGTTCATTCTTGCTTTTTCCTTTATTTAAATACTAGCCGATATCGTCAATCATATCAAGATACTTATCGATATCTAAATCAGGTGCCTCGATAGGCTTAAGCGCGCCTGGCCATACAAACTCTGGAGGCTGTTTACCAGTCCATTGATCTCCAAAAGTTTCACTCCTACTAATGTCTGACTGAGCACCGTGATACAGGGGACGTTCATGTATCCGCTTATCTAGTGCTGTCCTATTTATTACAGGGTTTGCTCTACTCTCAGCTATATACTCTTTAGATGTGTCAAATCCACTTGTATCATCCATAAAGTCACCAGCAAATCTTTGTACAAATTCAGTTCCAACATTATTACTACCGCTTGTTACTGGTTCATTATTAGTATTAATATCTACTTGTGGGTCTGAGTCATTGTTATGTGTCTGATGGTACCAATCACCTGGCGTAATACTATTAGGCCCTCTTATACCTGCAGGTGACCATTGTGCGATCCCTGCGAAACTAGCAGCTTTTGCTCCTACTACACCGCCTTGGCTTCTGTAGTCACGGATATATTTTTTGATGTTTTCATCTGAAGCACCTGAATTACGCATGTACTCCATATCTCTAATACCTATGCCTACATCACCGTGGTCTAAAGTATTATGACTTGCATAATCATATTTTACTTCAGGAGCTTTGCCTCCCTCACGTTTGGTCCACCAATCACCCAAGAACTTTTGAGCATTACTACCAGCGATTGGACCACCTTGATTACCTTTCATACCGTAAATACCTGCTGCTCTCTCCCCAACCTTTCCACCACTGGCTTGATAATCTCTCGCGAATTTACCGATATTTTCTTCTGACGCACCTTGCTCTCTCATATGCCTAACATCAGCTAAGCCAAACCCTACCCCATCACCATATTTAGATGCATCATGCCTACCGAAGTCATACATCTTCCTTTCAACTTCAGGACGTGGTGTGCTTTTCGGTGTTGGTTGAGGTTTAGGTCTCGTGTCCAGCTTTGGTTCTTTCTCAGGAAATCCACCGATTTGAATATCATCTATACGTGGTCCTCTTCCCGTCTTATGATCTGTTGGATCAGATTTTCTCCAGTCCTGTGTTGGATCAGATTTTCTCCAGTCCTGTGTTGGATCAGATTTTCTAAGCAGCTCTAGTTGATCATCATTTCTGTATGTTTGAGAACTAAAGGGTCTCGTTCTAACTTGGAACATATCTAGAATTCCTACTACATAGTTAAGCTATAACTATTGTAGTCTAATTGTAGACTTCCTCTTCTCAGTAACCCACCTATAGTAAGTACCATTGAATCAACAGCATCATCGTGAGCTGAATGGCCAAAATTGAGTAACTCTTCTTCTAGTACATCCCACTTTCTCCATTTATTCCAAGCTACTTTACGATTTTCATATAAACCAAGCACACCTCTAAGTCTTGCTAATTTATCTCCTTTAAATCCCTTCACTGGTGAGCATGACAGGTTATACAAAGCACGATCATCGAACATGATACGTTTAAAGTCACCTTCAAATGAAGTTTGATAAGCTACTGCCTCAGGCCATATAATGCACGGTGACATTGTTGGGAAATACTGCCCTTCATCATTTTCAGCTAATATATTCCAATCAGCTAGCATCTCACACAACGTATCCATCTTCTCGATGTTACCCATGGTTCGATTACGCCTTTGATCTATTAAATAAATCTTTCCACCCTTAATTCCACCTAATGTCATTACTGTCCAGTCGTTCTTCTCACTGAGTCCAGCACTAAGGTCAATTCCTACTCCTATGCAGTCATATTCTTCAGGTACTTCTGTTTTGAAAATCAATTCCGGCGATATTCCTACATCAGCTGTCCTTACTGCAGTATTTAGATACTGATACGCGAAAGCTACACGATCTTCTGTCTTACGTTCATTTAAATACTTCATTGACCAAAACTCAGGCCAATAGGAACGTTGCCTACCTTCTTTATCAGTTAATACTGCTTTCTGGATAACTTGTTTCCAATTATTCTTTGGTATAAATAACGTAGCATGTATATCATCAAAATGGAAACGTGTTCCAAGACAGATGGCACGTGCACCCTGGAACATAGTTGGAGCAATGACGTTCGTCCATGTAGTTTCCATTTCACGCCGAATGTCTGGATTATTAATTGACCCAGCTGACTTAATCGGGTCATCAATAAGCACCAGCTGTGATCGTTTAGACGTGATTGCTCCTTTTAGACCACCACAAGCAACTGTGAATGCTTCCTCTCCACTAGTATCGATTCCAGCGAATTCATAATCAATACTCCAGTATTCATCTGAACGCTTGATCTTTGATAGCCGAACCATCGGGAATATTTCCCTATATTTACTGCTCGTTAATATTCCTTTGATTGTTGCTGACTTTGCTCTCGCAATATCTACCATATAGCTGATGTATAGCACTCTCAGCATTTGCTTTGCAGCTGCATGTCGGCCTATCATCCAAGCTGCAAATAAACCAAGCACAGTACTTTTGGCAGATCCACGTGGTGCCAGAATTGCTGTATTGGGGCCACCTATTCCTAATAGGCATTCACTATCTTCTCCGCTACATAACTCCGCATGCCATTCCAGCATATGCTTTGCTGGAGGTTTTCCTAGATATGTACAGAATACTTTGAAGTCATCCCTAGCTTGTAATACTTGTTCTGAAGGTGGCTTGACGGTTACTTTCGTTGCCGTCATTAAAGCTGATCTTTTGTACGCTAATGCTACGCTGGAACCTGCCATTTAGTTATACTGATTTATACTCAGTCTAACGTTAAGAACTCCTTAATTTGGTCTTTCTTTCGGCAATTCGCTGTGCAGCCCTGTTTTTTGCTTTAGAAATTTTTTGACTTCTTTTTACCTGATTCCTTGTGATCTCATGTACAGCTCCCATCTCTTTAGCGTACTGTTCTGCTTCTAGCTGCCTTGCGTTTCCGTAACTACTTAATGAGTGCATTTGAGGCATACGTTTAGTCAATGCACTCTCAAGCCTTACAGACTTAATTGATGTTGGTACCAATTCTGGTAACTCTGGAAACTCTACTGAACTAGACATTATGTACTTGTCAACTCACTATACACTTTGGCCCAGATTGCATTGATTGAATTTTCAATCGGTTCTGCAAACTGAGGGTCGTCCTTAAAGATTGCTGTAAGTTCTCGCATTACACGATCAGCACCCGCCAAAATTAAACCACGCTTATCTGTCGTACGATTCATACGATCGCTTGTCTCGATGTGACTACGGAGTTCTTTCTCTAATGCTGCCAAACGTGCTGCACCATTATCTCCTTTGATC